TACCCTACGAATTAGACGTTGTACGGTGACAAATACTGGTGACCGTTGTTGTTGCATAATGCTCAACGCAATGCCTATTGCCAAGTGGGTTTTGCCAGTTCCCGGTTTGCCAACAAAGATTGCAGAACGTCCTGTTTTTATTACTTGGTCAAAGTTTTCTGCATACTCTTTTGCAAAAGCTAATGCCTTCTGTTGACCACTTGTCTGTGCTATATAGCTATCCAATGTCCGATCCTTAAATCGTTCTGGAATAGCTGCACCTTTTATCTTTGACATCCATCTACGCTGCTCACGTTCTAATGCAGCTTGCTTGTCACGCTCTATTTGCAGCTTTGCTTCTGCATCTCTGCGTTCAATCATGCATTTAGGACACTCTGTCCAATGCTCGCCAATATAATTTGTTGAAGTATATGCACCATGCTTTGGACAAATGCGTTCTTCTGTTGGCCTGTCTTTGTTAATTAGATTTTCTAGCATTTTTTTACCCTTTTAAATTTCCAATTCGGATAAAGTCTTTGCCATCCAAGATCAATAGACATCTCTCCTGTTGTAATATCCATCATAAAAAAAATTGGCACTTCCTTATTTTTTTTCATATCTTTTGTACCCCCTCACCGTAGTTAGTAGTAGCAAATGACTTTTGTTCTTTGTTAATCCAATCGGATTTAAAACTTTGCCATCCCCTTGCTTGGCACATAACCAATGCATCCTCCAAACTAATGGTTGTT